TTATTGCTCATTAACACGATTAAATAACGATTGAAGACTTTGGCTCTCTTTTTTAGAAGTTTCATCGAATAAGTGAGTGTAGTATTTGTATGTTGTCTTTAGTTCTTTATGCCCTGCACGTCTAGATACATATTGTGGATTAATACCCATATCTATTAAATACGAAATATGTGTATGCCTAATATCGTGAAATTTAATCATTTTAGAAATTCCAGCAAGACTAAGGATTTCTTTCAAAGTATCGTTCACTGTTTTAGAGGTAACTATTTTTTTATGTTTGGTTCTACAGATATAATTTTGTGGATTAATGTAATTGATTTTCTTGAAGTATAGTTCTTGTTCTAATTTATAGTCTTTTAATACATCGGCGCACTCTTGGGAAATAACTATAATTCTAGAACCTGCCGATGTTTTTGTTGTTTTTACATCATCTAAATATTTAGTATATGCTTTATCAACGGTTATCAATAAATCATCAAAATTGATTTTGTCCCATGATAAACCAGTGATCTCTTCATATCTCATACCTGTTTGGCAACACAAATAAATCATCATTGCTGAAACATTATTAAAATTAGATTTAATACGAGAGATATTTATAAGTGTAATGAAATCTTTTGGCTCTAAAAATTTATCATTATCACTTCTGGATTCTTTGCCACCAATGAGGGTTACATTTTTAGTGAAGTCACGATGAATTATACCTTCATCAATTGCTTCTAATGCCATAGCCTTAATAAAGGAATTATATTTAGCAACTGTAACTTGTGTTCTATTTTTGCTGAATTCATTAATGAACTGTTGATAATCTTTTTTAGTAACATCAGAGAGTAGGGTGTCAGGAAAATATGATTCAATCAACTTCACTGTAAAGTAATATCTATTAATCGTTGATTGGCTTTTACCTTCAATTTTGTATGTTTCAATCCATTCTTTGAAATAATTTGCGAATGTAACACTGTTTCCAGAAATATTAAACTTTTTAGATTTAGCAATTTCGAGTTCATTTGCTTCATTTTGTGCATCAATTTTTCTATCAAATCCACTTTTAGATTTAGTTCTATATTTTCCAGTCTCTGGATCTTTATACGATACTCTATACTGCCATTTTCCATTTCTTTTGGTAATAGATGCCAATGTTTACAACTCCTTTCGAAAAGTAAATTTATGTTGTCATTTTAGTGATCAAAGTAAATTTAATGCGAACGTATGTTCTTTTGAAGCTAAAAAAGAAAAGGACATATGCCCTTAATTAATAATATCTTCAATGGATTTTAGAAGCATGTTGATCGAAAGAATACCATTTTCGTCATTAAGACTGATACTGTATGATGTGGCTTTTCCTTTTCTATTCAAGTCTAATATATTTTTTTCTACCAGTGTTTTTAATATATCACGAGCTTTCCATTCCTTTAGATTAGTATTTTCGAGAATGTCTTTAACCTTAAAAATTGGATTTTTCACAGCGTATTCAATAATTTTCTTTTCATCTGGAGATAAACCGTCCATACTATCCATTAGATTAGTTTTCCAAATTCTAATAGTAGTATTTTCAGGGTTATTAATTATGTCTGGACTTCTTAAACTATTTTTATATGCTGCTTGAAATATCGTAGGTCCACCTGAACCTGCACGCTCTGCTACTCCAATTTTTCTAAAAAGAGTAGCTATACCAGGATTTCTTGGTCTTGATTTACTACCATGAATAAACTCTTCTTTTGATATTCTTAAATCACCCGGATTATAAAATTCAAAATATGTCTCATAACTGTATATTTTTATTGGCTCATCTGAACCATAATATGCGTGTACGAGAGAGTTAACTAAAGCTTCTTTTACGGCAATTTTTATATCTGAAAAATATGACCCTCTTGTCATATTTTCATCTTGACTAAAAGAATCTTCAATTCTTAAATATAATTTACCAAGTGTATATTTATAAAACGAGTATATATTTAAATTAGGATAGTTGAGATCTCCAGTTGATATTCTATCCTGCCATTTACTATCTCTTGAAGATTTTTTATAAAAAAAGTCTAATTGAAAACCTGAAAATTGTGAAACAATTGCATTATAATTTCCGAAAAAAAGAAGTCCCGCTTTGTTCAATTTTAATGTTCTATTGGAGTTACTTCTATCGATCTCCATTGCCCCAATTTCTTGTAAAAAATTTTCGGTTGTGAGATTTTTGTAATAATCATTATTACTATTTTCGATTAAAGTGTTACGGTAATCTTCTATATCATTAGGATTAAGATCGTCTACTGTATAATGATCAAGCAATCCACCATCTAAATTTTCTTGAGAATTTGTTATCATGTAACGATAATCAGTATCATCAAGTTTAGTATCACCATCACCAATGCGTTTAAAGCAGCTGCTTTTATTTCCGTTTATAAATACAGGTTTATCTTTATATGAAGCCTCTTTAATATTAATAATAATGATCTTCTTGCCGTCTACAGTGTATTCTAGTATGTCATTTTTTTCATGTATTAAATTAATACTAACTTTATTTTTGTTGTTTAAAGTAGTTAATAAATCAGTGACAATGTGTTGAGCGTTTTTAACGCCAGTTATATTATATTCACCTTTTTTTTCTTCAGATATTCCTAAGATTATACTTCCGCCTGAAGTGTTAGCAAATGCTGAGTAGGTGGGCCAAAATTCTTTAGGAAGAGCATTACTGGCAGTTTTATATTCTAAATGTAGAGATTCTACAGTTAAATTATTTTCATCTAATAATGTGTAGATATTGTTCATTTATAAAATTTTTCCTTTCTTTTGAGGTATCAAAAGTAAATCAAAAGTAAAAAAATCCCGTAACATACTGATATAATAAGCTTTTAATTTATATATACATAAAAACCAAAAGTAAACCAAAAGAATTGACAAAAGAGACTTTTACTGTTAACCGTTAGTTCTATATATTCCAATACTACATAAGTTTTGAACGTACAAGCTAGCTGTTTATTTTGTTTTCCATTTCTTTCAAAACTAAATCATTTAATTCTTCTGGAATTCCAAACTGTTGCATAAATTCAACAGAACTAATTTCATCAATTTCTTTATCTTCCATATAGAAGGGCAATAGTAAATCTATTGCTTTTTTATTTGCTCCAGATTCCATTTTTGTCTTTGTAGGTGTGAAATACAGAACCTGACTACCTTTGTCCTCACACAAGATATGACCAATTTCATGAGCTAACTGAAAAGGTATTTGATTGTTCTCATGCCAGTTCATATTAAGAACGATGATTTTTTTATCAACGTTTGCACCAGAAGGTGAGTCAGTACTTAACTCGTCTGTACTGATAATTTCTATATTATTTAATAGTGCGAATGTAATTAGCTTATTTAGAATGTTATTCATTTAGTCTCCTTGAAAACAAAAAAGCATTGTCAGTCAATTGACCAACAATGCATGGGGCCCGAAGCCCGGATAAAATAATATATCTGTGGAGCCTAGCTCCCGATGAATATATTATTGCATTTTTAATTCAATTGATCAAGTGTCAAATCATTTAGATATATAATATTTCATCAATTCGTTACTTATTGACGACATTATTTCAGAAGACAACTTAATTTTCCCTGAAGGATCGTACTTATTAATTTTTCTAATTCTATATTTACTTATAGTTGTTATATCGGTAATTCTTGCAAACGTTTCATGATTATATTTATTGTAAATTTTCATAACCTTAGATTTATCGTTTAATTCTTGTATTGTTTCATTTATGTTTTCTGCTATAAGTATTCTTAATTGATTTTTTGACTCATCATCACCTGAGTCTAATTCAGATATATCAATAAATGAAGTATCTGCAAACCCATTTGAATTGTTTTTTGCTTCTTTTTGAGCATCTTCGAACTCTTCGTCGGATTCAAATAATTGTCTAACTAATAATTTATTTTTTTCAATATGAGCAGTTAAATCACTTAATTGTTCATCGAAAATAGTAGTAGTTTGATTAAACAGTTCCTTTCCAAGTTTTATTCTATTATTTTTGTTTTTTGAAGTTAATGGAATTACAGTTAATGTTCTTTTTTTATTATTATCATTTTTATCTAAAACTACAGCGAAGTGCAAGCCGGAAAACTCTGCCCCCATGTTTACACCAAAATCTACTTGAATTACTGATCCACGCTCATAATGGTAGTATCGCTCTGGTTCTTCATTATTAACTTCTTTCTCATATCGATAAGAAACACTATCTAGCCAATAGGGTAATTGTTCAAATTTTTTATTTATAGGATTTTTACTAATAGATAAAAACCGCTCATTTGATTTATTAACTAAATCGTCAATAGACTTTCTCATGCTTATTATTCATCGTCCTCATCAATTCTCAATAATCTTTTCATTAATTCAATATCTTGTTTTGGAATAGGCTTTCCTTCGTAAGTCATTACAACTTTTCCGTCAAAGGCTTCTTTCATATCGACAACTTCATCATTATTTATAGAAGATTTATTTTCAGAATTTCCTAAAAGGTAATCAGTAGGGACATTAAATATTTTTGATAGTTTATTTATTGTTTTTATTGGAGGTTCTCGAGTTTCTCTTTCCCAAGTTCCAATAGTTTTGGGAGATACACCAATTTTTTCAGCTAATTCTTCTTGAGTGAAATTATGTTCGTTTCTCAAATTTCGTAATCTTATTCCAAACATTATGAGTCCCCCCTTTACCTGAAGAAATAATACTACATTGTGTAGTATGAAATAAATCCACAAAATGTAGTATTTATGATTGACGTACTACAAAATGTAGTTTATTATATTTTTGTAAGCTACATTATGTAGTTAGGAGGTGCTTTAATGAATAAACTAAAAGAGCTTAGAGAAGACCAAGGCTGGACTCAAAAAGATCTTGCCAATAAAATAAATGTTTCTCAAAAAACAGTAAGTGCATGGGAGTTAGGGACTAGAACACCAGCTCCAAAATATATGCAACAAATAGAAGATATTCTTCATGTTTCTAAAGAAGATATTTTTTTTACAGCTTTTAGCTACAAAATGTAGTTCACTCATTTATTATTACAAAAATTAAATTTACAAATCTACACCAAATAGACAACTAAGGAGGTGAGATGAATGGAGAAAGATAAAGATATTTTAAACGAAATAAAAAAAACCAATTCTAAATTAGAAGAATTGATTAAAAAAATTAATATTTTAGAAGCAAGGATTAATTTCATTTCAGGATTCAACGAAGGAATAAAGTTATTAAATAAAAATCAAAGCTAGTTATCTTTTACATCTATTCCCATCATATCAGCTAATTTCATGAAGTTCTCTATTTTTGAAGTGTCACCGGATTGTAAAGCTTCTATAGCCATGTTTTGACCAATTTGTTCAGCATTTCTGTTCGTATTGTTTGATTTACTTGTTTCTTCGATCATAGCTGATAACTTTTCTTGAATTCTAGAAATTTTTGGAGCATTAACTGTATATTCTAAAATTCTTATGTTTCTAATATCAAGAGGTATATCATCGTGAGTTTGAGATATAGCCACAAAAGGTTTACCTAAACCATACCTAATTCCAAATTCAAACATAACATTTGGATTTAAACCTGTAATATCTATGATTACTAAATCTGAAATATTAATTTGATTAATTACGTCATCATCAATTCTATTAGAAGAATTAATTAAATCCGCTCTTAGAACAGAGTATCCTAACTTATCAGCGACAGGTGATATAAAGGATTCTAATACGAAATCTGATTCTGTTCTTTCTTTAGAGTTTTCAGATCCAATTGGTGTAATAAAAAATATTTTTTTCATGTATTAATTCCTTTTTAAATTTTATAAAACTAGTATACAAAATTTTAACTTATATTACACCAAATAGACAACTAAGGAGGTGAAGTAAGTGGAAAAAGATAAAGATGATTATCTAACTAAATTTAAAAGAGTACAAAAAATAGATGAATTTGGATTTGATCAAGAACTTATATCTAAAATAGGTAATCAAATTGTGGAGATAATGAAAAAAGAAGGCATAACGTATGAGGATGCATACGCCTGCCTTCAATATTCATACAACAGAATTAAATTTGAGTCTAATTATTTGAAACTTTACGAAGACTAATAAAAGGTAATCTTTCTATTTCATTCAAATTAATTGAATCAAGATGAAAACTGTTATCGAGAGAATCTATGTCAAATGGAGCTACTGGATATTCTTCAAATGAAGAACTATTTTTTAGTACAGTTTCTGAAATTGTATCCAATTTGGAAATAAGAATGTCTGGATGATCAAGTAAGTTCGTTGGAATAACTGTATCGTTAAATCCATTTGTTCCAAGTTGGTCAAAAAATATATTTCTAGATTGTTTAAAAATATTTTGTTCGTCTTCAATATTATTCGCAAAATTCTTTGCATAGATATTAAGCATTTCATCTATAGAATTTATATATACAGCGAAATTTTCATATTTTATAAAAGAAGCAGTTACTAATTTTCCTTCTACAGATGTAACTATTTTGTATGAAATTTTATTTTCCGAACTTTCATCAAAAATTCTTAAACAGTAATCAATAATTTGTAATTTTTGTAAATCTTGAAATTTCATTATCAACACCTCCTTTCTAAGGAGAATTATAACAAACACAAAAGAAGGGACGTGATTACGTTGAACCAAGTAAATATCTACCGAGAGTACCAAGATTTCAGAATTAGGAAGAACTTAAGTAATACAGATATAGCAATAGCATGTGGAATATCTAAGCAAGCTGTCGGAGAGTGGAAAAACGAAAAACCGCTTATAAAGAATAGCTATCTTGAAAGAATTGCACATTGTTATGGAGATGAAAGGTTTATGTTGGCAGCATTTTGCTATCGTCATGAAATACCCAGTTCATTTTTAACTATTTTAAATAGATATAACGATAATCCATTAGCTATGTTAGTAGGAACTCAATCAGAAGATGCTGAAAGCGATGAAGCAATTCAAAGTTTACTCAACTATTTAAGTAAACCTAAAGACACCATTAAAAAAGATGATTTAGCGGTTCCAGTAATTGAAATGTTAGAAACTGGTGCATTTATGTTTTTGAGTGCCATGAGAGTTTTAAAAGATCAGAACATCAAAGTTAATCAAGTTTGGAGATGATGCTAATGCAATCAATAAGTGAGTTTGAAACTTCTATTTTATTACCTGATGACAAAGTAATAGTTGATAGAGAATGGGCTATTGAAGCTAGTCGGATAGTTGAAGAAGCCAACATTAAAAATGGCGTAATTAAAGATCTTGAATGGGCTAGTGAAAAGACCAAATTATCAAAACCTACACTAACAAAAATATTAACTAAACCTAGAATTAGAAAATTGTTAGATGTTGATTCAGGTGGTTGTGTTCAATATTCAAAAGGCAAGGGTAGTCCTTGGAAGTTTCATGTTAGAAAATTTGAAAGATTTGTGGATAACAATCCCCAAATTTTTATGAAATGGAGCAATTAATATGTTTGAAGGATTAAGAGAAGAGATTGCAGAAATTAATTCAGCACTAACAAGAAGACAAGTTAGAGACCTGATTGTTAAAAATGTTGCTGACGGAAAAAGGAAAACAAGTATTCAGTTGAATTCTGAACTATCAGAACAAGATATCAGTGAGTTAAAAAATGAAGGTATTTCATGTAAAGAAAATTTAGATAAAATTTCTATCTACTATGAATATGAATTGAGATGGTGAATCAAATGACGGTCAGTATAACAGGATATCTACTAATGATGTCAATAATGTTTGGACTTGGATTATTCGTTGGGAAAGTCGGGCTAAACAATATGTTTGATATTGAAGTGGATTTTGAAAGTAAATTTAAAAACGTTTCTGATAAGTTAGTAAATCTACTATTTGGAAATGAAGGCACAAAAAAAGACTCCCTAGGCAAATAGGAAGTCAGAAACATTCAAAAATATTTTATAAAGAAATTATAGCACATATGAAAAGGAATTGAATATGACATTTCCAGAAGAACCAAATTTAGAAGAACCAACATATAAAAAAGAATTTGAACCTAATACTGACCCTTATGACGAATGGGCAGATGAGCAATTATTTAAAGGAGAAGAATAATGGCAGATGATCAAACGGTTGTATATGAATCTAATGGGGAAGAAATTAATTTATCCCCTAGTATGATAAAGAAATTTTTAGTAAGCGGTAATGCTGAAATTACAGATCAAGAAACAATAATGTTTCTATCGTTATGTAAATATCAACATTTAAATCCATTTCTTAATGAAGCCTACTTAGTTAAGTTCAATGGTAAACCAGCACAAATAATTGTTTCTAAAGAAGCATTTATGAAGCGTGCTGAAAGTAATCCACAATTTAGAGGATTTATAGCTGGTGTAATTGTTCAAAGAGGAGATGAAGTTGAATACCTCAAAGGAGCATTTACTCTGCCAAAAGACACTATTTTAGGAGCTTGGGCAGAAGTCAAACGATCGGATAGAGATATTGATACGAGAGTTGAAATTGGTATTGATGAATTTTCTAAAGGTCAAGCCACTTGGAAATCTATGCCGGCAACAATGATTAGAAAAACAGCAATAGTTAACGCCTTAAGAGAAGCCTTTCCAACAGAATTAGGTGCTATGTATACAGAAGATGATAAAGACCTAAATGAAGTTAAATCAGCGCCTAAGAATGTTAATGCAGAGATGTCTGATGTCGTTACTAATGCAGCTGATCTTATCAATAACAACCCTGAACTAGATAACGAAGTAGAAGAAGAATTTGTAGAAGTCGAAGGAGATGTTCAAGATGACAACGAAAACAAAGAAGAATCTGAACAGTCAGAATTACTATGATTCCGATACTGATTTTAAGTACTTATCAGCGACAGTATTTAAAGATTTTGAGAAGTGTGAATCAAAAGCATTAGCTAAGTTAACTGGTGAATTTAAAGAAGATAATATCAAGGCTTTATTGATTGGCAATTATCTTCACTCTTATTTTGAAAGTGATGAAGCACATCAAGAGTTCATCGATAAAAACAGTGAAACCATGTATACCAAAAAAGGGACGCTTTACAAAGATTATTCCATTGCTGATCAAATGATCAATACGTTATCTAGCGACGACATGTTTAACAATCTTTACCAAGGTGACAAGGAAGTAATTGTTACTGGCCAGATTAATGGCGTTGACTGGAAAGGCAAAATTGACTGTTTGAATTTAGAACGTGGATATTTTCTTGATTTAAAAACTACACAAGATATTCATAAAAAATATTGGAATAACGAAACAAGAGAATGGCAATCATTTGTTGCTGAATACAATTATCCACTTCAAATGTATGTCTATAGAGAATTAATTCATCAACAGTTTAACGTGTGGTGTAATCCATATATTATAGCTGTCAGCAAACAAGAGATACCAGACAAGCAAATCATTTCAATTCCTAATTATCGCCTTGAAAACGCAAAATATGAGATTGAAGAGAATCAACAAAGAGTCATTGATGTAATGAATGGTATTACTGATCCTGAAAGTTGTGGCCAATGCGAATATTGCCGACAACATAAGGAATTAAAAGAAATAGTAAGTATGGACGAGCTATTAAATTAATGAATACTTTCGGCAAATTAAAAAGTATTCAAGGTAATAATTTAAAAATTGAAATTGATGAAGAACTTAGTTTGGATCGAATCAGAAAGTACTCAAATGGTAAGACTCCAACAATTGAATTAAACATTGATGATGGTAGGAAGATATCACCAGATCAGAGAAAGAAAGCATATGCACTAATTGGAGATATTGCTGATTGGTCTGGGTTTAAGTTTGTTGAGGAAGCTCCTCAATATATGAAATTACAGTATTACCTAGAAACTGGTTCAGTTAACTTTAGTCTTTCAAATTGCTCTGTTTCAAAAGCAAATGAATATATCACATTTTTAATTGATTTCTGTTTTGAAAATGATATTCCTTTTGCAACTAAAACATGGGACATGCTCCCAAATGATTACGCTATGCAATTGAGATGTTTGAGATATAGAAAGTGTTGTATTTGTGGAAATCATGCCGACGTAGCTCATTTTGAAACAGTCGGTACTGGTAGAAATAGAAAACAAATAGATCATTCAAACTATCATTTTATGGCTTTATGCAGAACTCATCATACAGAGCAACACAAGACAGGAATAATGACGTTTCTACAGAAATATCACATCAAGCCAATCAAATTGGATGATGAAGATATTAAAAAGCTACACATAGGAGGTTAAACATGGCTAGACCTGTTAAAGATGGTCTTGATTACTTCCCATTTGATGTTGATTTTCCAGATAATAAAAAAACTAGTGCTATTATGGGCGAATTTGGTAGTAAAGGTGTTCTCATGATGGTTTACCTGCTGTCTGCGGTGTATAAAAAAGGATACTTCTTACAGTGGGATAAATTAACAGAGATGCAGTTAGTCAATAAAGTTGAAGGATTAAATTCAACAATGGCTAATCAAATTGTTACACGCTTAGTTGCTTATGGAACCTTTGACGAGGAACTGTTCAATTCGGTTAGTGTCTTAACAAGCCAACGAATCCAAGAAACCTATTTAGATGCTACTAAAAGGCGAAAATCACAAAAACCATCTCTTTACTGGATTAATGTAAACAATAATGACACTTCAAATGAGGTTAATGTTGACATTAATACACAAAGTAAAGTAAAGGAAAGTAAATTAAATAAAACTAAAGATAATAAGACCTCACGTTCGAAGTCCAAAAAGCGGACTTACGAACCAGACGACGTTAATTATCAGTTAGCTACTAAGCTCTTTGAAAAGATACTAGAACACAACAGCGAGTTCAAAAAACCTAATCTTCAAAAGTGGGCTGATGATATTCGTTTGATGCACGAACAAGATAATCGAGACTACACCAAGATAAGTAACATGATTGATTGGTGTCAGGCAGATGGCTTTTGGTATGCCAATATTTTGTCGGCCAAAAAACTTCGAGAGAAGTATGACCAAATGAAAGCACAAGCCAGTCAGCAATTTAAGAAACAATCAAATAACCCTAATCGCCGAATTGAAAAGGGTACTGATTGGAGCAAGAAAAAAGCTAAGACGGTTGAACAAACTGATGATATACAAGAACGCTTAGCAAGAATCAGAGGTGCTAAGAGTGGAACTTAATTTAGTAATCAATGAAATACCTGTTCCTGCTTCTAGGCCAAGAGTTGCACGTTGGGGAACGTACATAGCTGAACCATACAAGAGTTACAAAAAGTATGTTGAACAACTTGGTAAGGAACAGTTTAAAAATAAACATTTTGAGCAAGGGATAGCTCTTAGTGTAGACATTAAATTTTATCGTCCAATACAGAAATCAATTAGTAAAGTTGAATACTCTAGAAGGTTAAATAACGAACATTTACCAACTGTTAAACCTGATATTGACAATTACACTAAAGCAATTTTGGACGGTCTAAATGGCTACGCATGGCATGATGATAACCAAATAATACAAGTTAAATCTACTAAATTGTACAGCGATAAACCACGTACAGAAATAACAATAAGGGAGTATGAACATGTATGAATTTTTAGTATTACTAATACTTTTATTAATACTTGGAAGCTACTGCGTATCAATTGTTGATTCAAAAGAAAGAAAACAACAATTCTATCTCAACGAACACGAAGTTCAATTGTGCTTAGATTACAAGTTTCCAAAAGATGAAATAGTTTATGTAGGAAGTCCACTAACAATTGATGAGTTTGAAGAAAAAGTTAATAAATTGAAAATTGGGAGAATAACACGTGATTAATAGAGTAGTCCTAGTAGGTAGATTAACCAAAGATATAGAAGTTAGATATACAACTGGTGGTTCAGCAGTAGCTGATTTTAATTTAGCTGTTAACCGACAGTTTACAAATCAAAATGGCGAACGTGAAGCTGATTTCATTCGTTGCCAAATTTGGCGCAAAGGTGCTGAAAATTTAGCTAAATACACATCAAAAGGTTCACTAATCGGGATCGAGGGACGTATTCAAACACGTTCTTATGAGGATCAACAAGGCGATAAAGTCTATGTAACAGAGGTAATTGTAGATAGCTTTTCATTACTTGATAGCAAGAAAGATAAAGATAGCTCACAAAATCAACAATCAAACGAAAGTCCTTTTGATGGTGCAAAACCTGTTGAGATTGATGATGATGATCTACCGTTCTAATGACAGATCAATTAAAAAAGTTTTTCGATGAGGCAGAAGAACATATCGAAAAAGTAACTGATCACAATAAATTTTTAGCTATCAAAACACAAAAAGGAACATATCATTTTTACCCAGATGACAACAGCTTATTTTTATTGTCAGTTGGTAATGAGTATGTTCGAGTTATGTATCCAGAGCATTATCTAGAAACTAGCTTATTTTAAAGGAGCTAACTAATGGGTAGAACTAGTAAAGAAGTACTTCTTATTAGAAAAAATCACGAATTAGAATTAGAAAATCAAGATTTAAAGAATGAAAACCAACAATTAGAAAATGAGAAAGATTGCCTATTACAAATGATTGAAGAATTGAAGATGAAAGGAGTTATTAGAGTTGACTAACTACACTCATTTAGTAAGAGCTGTTGAAAAAGATTACGGTGTAGGGAATTTAATTGAACATACTGACGATCCTAGAATACAAGAATTTAGACGTATGGTAGATTCAACTGCACATGAAATTACTGCACATGAAATATATAAAATTCAAAAATTTTTTGATTTTGGAACACAGAATATCACAGGAATTGCTCATAGTGCCGATGTTTCAACGGGAGCAGTAAAGAATGCAATTTTAATGAATGATGTAGACATCAGAAAATGGAAACGTAATAACAAGCAGTTTAAACAGGCACAAGAATTGCTAGATAAAGGCAGGAAAGATGACATCAAGAAAGAAACAGGTATGAGTTATTCAATATTAAAATTCTTTTATAAAAATAATATTTTTGATAAGACAAAATATTTAAAAAATAGAAAGAGTGTAAGGCTTAATTACGACTCATACAAAGCGCAAAATCTGTTAGACCTTGGCATGGATAAAGCGGAGATAGCTAAACAGTTAAATATTACGTTAGATCTGCTTGCCAGAGAAATAAGAAAGGGCGAGCTATCTGAAACCAATTGGTTTAAATGGCGACTAGGTATTTATAAGAAATGAGCTATTGCGAATATTGCGACATGCAGATACCAAGAATTTTTACGAAAGATAATTACGGTGAAGTGTATTTACCACCAACATACTGTTCAAATTGTGGGAGGAAACTCTAATGGAAGAATGTGGATATTGTAATGCCGATAATTTATTTAAGTATTCAGGTACTACGGACTTTGTTTATTCTTCAAAAGCTATAAAAGGGATATGGACAGAAGCGGATATAGTTTTTATAGGTTCTGATGATTTTCAATCTGAATTAAAAAAAGGTGATTTTGCTCTTGCTGTTTATGGAGATGATTCTGTTTATGAAAAAATAAACTACTGTCCAATGTGCGGAAGACAGCTATGAATGCTGACTTATTCGGTATAGAAAACGAGTTCTATAAAATGCCTGACAAGTTGAAGAATATCCTGTTCGACAAACAAACTAGAGAAGATTTTTTTAGAAAGTTTTTAGAAGAGGATTCAGATTTATCAAAAGACCAATTCCATGAACTTTTTATGTCTGAAATGGCTAACCGCAAGAAAAAGAAACAGGACTTTACACCTGATAGTGTGGCACAAGTTTTAAATAAATTATCAGAATTTGAAGATGATAACTATTTTGAACTTGCAGCTGGTTCAGGCGGTCTAGCAATTGCTCACTGGTGGCAGGAATGTCAAAAAGAGTTCCCATGGGAATATAGACCGAGTGAACATTTTCATTACCTAGAGGAGCTAGATGAACTAGCAACATTGATATTAATTTTCAATATGTCAATTAGAGGAATGAACGCAGTAATAGTAATGGGTGACTCTTTAGATAAAACAGCCAGTAATGTATTTCTAATTCAAAACTATCTAGATGACCCGATGGGATTTAGTGATGTGAATATAGTTCCATGCAATGAATTAGTGGAGCAAACACTTGATATTAAATTTGTAAATTCAATATACGAACCACATATAGAGACACCTAGGGGTGTAAATATCAGAAAACGGAATGATGCAGACAGGTTCTTAAATGAGCTGCTTAGGTCGGCTAGTAATTAAGGAGAGTAGATATGAAGATTAGAAAAGAATATGGGGATTATTTTTGGGAGTTAACATGTGAATTGCTTGGCGCTTATGAGTCATTAAAAGAATTAGATGAGTTTATAAAAGACGAAGGAACAACATCATGGTTACTATTTGATGAACCTAGTGCTAACGCTGCCGAAAAGGCAATGTTTTTAATTGAGGTTTTTGAATATCCTCTTGACAATGAAAGGTTCGAAAAAGAATTCTTCAACAAATATGTAGAAGGTGGATATCAAGAGCCTTTGTATTATGTGAAGGATAAATATACAGATCAACGCATATATGAAGTAAGAGGCATATATGAAAAAGATAGTTACTTAAAATGGTTTACTCAAAACCAATCTCGCAAGTTTAAGGGTGGATCTAGTATACAAGCTAAACACACCAAGCAAGAATGGCTAGATATTAACCCTGCATACGAAAAGATGTTAGTTGAGGTGGAAGAATAATGCACAATCTGTATATCACGTCTGTTAAGTGGGGACATGAAGGCTGGGAGTTTATTGATATTGGTTGGATAGAAGGTCCTGCACGTAGATGGGGACGTGTTAAAGAATATTATCTAGAACCAGTCCCTAATGAAACGATTGAAATAATGAAGTATTTACTTGAAAATCCTGAAGAGAATTTAGAAATAGAGGTCCAAGAAATATCCGTACCAGATATTATTGAGGCATTAAAGGAAGTGGAAGAATGATACTGAATACAATGTTACTAGTATTCATATTAGGATTCGTATTAGGTAGTTTGATTTCAACTAAAGCTTGGTTAAAGGCGTTGAAATAACACAAATAAAGTAGAGGCAAATAATGAATAAACAAATTACGGCAGGAGAGATTGCGCTGATTCTATCAGCACTTTTTGCTAAGCAAAACCCTGATGGAAGGGTAGCACTAGAGAAGTTAATTAAAAATACTGTACTTACGTATGAATTTGATGAACCTGTGTACAGTATTAGAGAAGATGCAGAGGAATGGTATTCCAACTTGAAGGAAGTAACTGAATCTCAAAATAAAACTATACTTGAAATCAAGAAAGAGTTAGAAGAATGAATAGCAATCTAATAACACTCATTCAAGAATGGTCAACAAAACGTGGACTAAATAAAACTGACCCAGAAAAACAACTCATTAAATTAAAAGAAGAAGTTCAAGAACTTTCAGATGCTCTAGTTAATAAAGACTTCTCTAATAAAAACGGTTCATTTCAAGACAGTGTAGGTGATACGTTAGTAGTATTGATTATATTGTGTCAGCAAACTGGTGTTGATATTAACGAATGCTTAAATGGAGCTTATGAAGAAATTAAAGATAGAACAGGTAAGACTGTAGATGGTGTATTTGTTAAAGATGGTAAAAATAGCAATGTAGAAAAGAATGATTGGGTAGTTTCATACGAAGCAGATGGTGAAATTTGTGAAATAAAAGGGCTAACTTATAAGAGGGCTAAAGAAATAGCCAAAGATTATAAAGATTCTGGTCTATTATACGTCGTTGTTCAACCTGAATTAGAGTATTAATACAAAAAAGAGAGGACAAATGAAATTTATGTTGCGAAAAACTAAAAAAAGAATAGATGAATTGCACACGGAAAATGAAGAGTTAAAGGAACTATTAGTAAAAAAACAGAACAGGTTAGGCGCTGTAAATGAATTCTTTTATGAAATTAGCAAATACGCAGAAACAAATGAACTTATGATAACAGGTGGTTCGTTACACACCGATCCTATTGTATTGAATATTAGTAGTATTAAAGCACTGGTTAAAATATTTGACGTTGATTTTATAAAAAAATTAATTGACAAAAATATAATAACCACTAATAAATACACTATAGAATATTACAATTCACACGATGGATTAAAACTTATGGTTGAAAGTATCGGAAAAGAATTCGTGAATGACAAAAAATAAAATATATTCAAAAGAAATGAGCCACCGCATTGAATATATGCTTGTGGACGACTTTCAAGTGATAGATGACGAAAAGTACATATTAGATGCTACCAATAATCTAGCTTACTATTCATGGCGGTTAGTTATTGCATTAAAAGGAGGATTAAATCATTCAACAATTAACTAAGAGTAGACTTCTAGAATTAGAAGAGGATTTTAAGGAATACCAACAAGTTAATTACAACATTGCTGTTAGGGTTGTTTCATTAGAACATCCCTGGACAGAAAGTGATTCTAATACTGGTGGTGGTTCATCTGGTGTTATTATCAAACCACAAGAAATATTGGCAATAAAAAAAGACGAAGATAAGGAACTTCAACGTCTGTTTAAATTGAAAGCTGATTGTGAGCGTGCTATAGATAAAATGAGCGATGAGCAATTAGAAATGTATAATCTTAGATTTGCTAACTCTGATTATCTTGGGTGGTATGAGATTGCTGATAGGTTGAATTACAGTGTACGAAGTATCTACAACAAAAGATATAAACTATTAGAACTATTGGCTGTTGAGAAGGGTCTGACCAGTTCTGAATAACTGCACAAAAAGCGGTATTTATGAACCTTGTCAACATGTTAAATTGATATAGTAGCAAAAATAAAATTTTTATCCAGTAGCAAGTATAGGTTTCCCAAAAGGTGTAGTAGGTTCGATTCCTGCTACTTGCTTATGTCTGTATTCCTAGCAGGCAAATAAAAATAGAAAGACTACCACGGGTAGTCCTATAAAAAATTACAACATTAAGCATAGTCGCTCATTCGACTGTGCTTTTTGTTTTGGGGTAGTTAAACAATAGGGTGTAGTAGAAGACCCCTATCTATTTTAGGGTACATGATTACAGTACCCATACTTGAACAGGGTGTATTAAAATACCTATACCACATATAGGTATATATGGTAGATAACTATATAGTCTATACATACACCACCATAGGAGGTATACATATATGGCAAAGCCATGGGCTAAGTCCTTCTATCATAGTAAGCAATGGTACAAGGCAAGATCACAATATATTAAAGAAGTTGATGGACTATGTGAACGTTGTTTGGCTAAAGGAGAATATGTTCCTGGAGTTATAGTTCATCACAAGATACATCTAACTATCTTAAACATTAATGATCCAGACATTACACTGAACAAAGATAACTTTGAATATCTCTGTCAGACTTGTCACAATGAAGAACATCATGGGCAAGCATCTGTAATAAGAAATGATTTGATGTTTGATGATAAAGGAAATGTAATTAAAAAAGAAAATTAAATTAAAATTATTTATAAATAATCTAAACTAAGATATTAATTCAAAAAATTTTAAAATAATTTTATTTGGAAATTTCAAAAAATATTTTTTAATCGGCGACTCCCCCCGTCCACTTTGAAAAGGTAGGTGTGGGGTTAAGAACCGATGTCAAACTTTAAAATAACGCAAATCCAATTTTCCACATAAGGGGGGGTTTAATAAATGGCAAAAAAATTAAGTCCAGAAGATAAAAAGATAAATAAAGAGAAAAAATCACTAAAACAAGCTTTTGAAGATATACCTGACGAGAAACAAGCAATTGCTGACAAACTAATCGATAGACTTTCATTTATGACTGTAACTCTTGAAAACTTGGAAGAAGACATCAAAACAAATGGTCCAGTGGTTGAAATGGTAAACGGTAAACAAATATTACTTATAGAAAATCCTGCTCAAAAATCATATAACACTATGATCAATAGGTTTACTTCCACTTACGATAAGTTGATAGGTTTACTACCTAAGGAAGTATCTGTTCCTGTCACTGATGATGACAATGGATTTTCTAAGTTCTTAGGACAGAGACAATGATTAAGTATCCTGATGACTATAATCCAATACTAGATTACTGGAATACATTTGCACAAAACGGTGGGAAAGAAATTGTTGATACAAAGATATATTCAACGTATAAACATTTAGTTTGGAAATTATCCCATAATGAAGATGGTTTCTTCTATTCCAACTTTAGAGGCAACCATGTACTCGAATTCATTGAAAACTATTGTCATCACTCTAAGGGTTCGCAAGGTGGAAAAACTATTGAATTGGAATTATGGGAAAAAGCAATGTTAGCATCTATATTTGGCTTCATTGATGAAGAAGAACATAGACAATATCAGAGAGCTACATTAATAATTGGAAAGAAAAACGGCAAATCCTTACTAGGGTCTGCCGTTTCTTTGTATCTTCAAGTTGCTGATGGAGAACCTGGTCCAGAAATTTATGCTGTTGCTACTAAAAAAGACCAATCCAAAATCATTTGGAAAGAAGCTAGATCTATGGTTAAAAAATCGCCACAACTTAAAAAGATTATTAAACCTAAAGTTAATGAATTAGATTCAGAAGATTATAACGATGGAATATTTAAACCACTTGCTTCCGATTCTGACTCATTGGATGGATTAAATGTTCACGGCGTTCTCATGGATGAAATTCATCAGTGGAAGAACGGCGAATCACTTTATAACATCATGGCTGATGGTATTACTGCTAGAACACAACCATTAATATTTATCACTTCAACAGCTGGTACTGTTCGTGAGGATATTTATGATCAGATTTATGAAGAAGCTGAAATGACTATCGGTGGTTACGACCAGAGTGACGGATATAAGGATCATCGATCAATATTCTTCATATATGAGCTTGACAGTAGAAGCGAATGGACAGAAGAGAAGAATTGGAAAAAAGCCAACCCTGGACTAGGTACAATTAAGAATAGAACAACTCTTTCAGAAAAGGTTGAACGTGCTAAGCAAAATAGTGCATTGGTAAAAAACTTACTTTGTAAAGAATTTAATATTCGAGAGACATCTACAGAGTCATGGTTAAACTTTGAAGATTTCAATAATGAAATGGTATTTGATGCTGCTGAATTAAAACCTAGGTATGGGGTAGGAGGCATTGATCTATCAAAGACCACTGATTTAACTTGCGCAACTGTTATTTTTCAAGTGCCTGATGATGAACACATATATGTTAAGCAAATGTATTGGTTACCAGAGGATAGATTTGAACAACGTATAAAGGAAGATAAAATACCATACGATAAATGGAAAGACCGTGGTTTATTGCGATTAAGTCAAGGTAATAAAATCAATTACAAAGATATAACGAAGTGGTTTTATGAAGTCCAAACAGAGGAAGACATATATATGTTTAAAATTGGATATGATTCATGGTCTGCTACGTATTTAACTGATGAGCTTCAAGATACTTTTGGTAAGGCAGTAACAGAGCCTGTAATTCAAGGTAAGAAAACATTATCAGCACCAATGAATTCATTAGGAGCTGACTTTAAATCACAAAAAATTGTTTACAATAATAATCCAATTCTTAAATGGTGTATTTCAAATACTACTGTTGATATTGATAGAAATGGTAATATTCAACCCTCTAAAGGTTCAAATCAGCATAAGCGAATTGATGGACTAGCATCGCTACTGGATGCTTATGTTGCTTGGGAAAATCATATGGACGAGTACCAAAGCTTAATATGAAAGGAGAACTGAATGGGAATTTTTACAAATATTTTTAGTCGACAAGAAAAGCCGACCGTCACTCCTACTTATCAAATGGTAGTCAGTGAGGGTAACGGCTTTTTTTCTTGGAATGGAAACTTATATAAGTCAGACATTATTAGATCGATTGTCAGAACTAAGTCATCAACTGTAGGGAAAGCAGTAGCTAAACATCTAAAGAAAGACTCTGTAGACCCTGATTATTACATGCGGGAGTTACTTAAATATCCTAATCCTTTAATGACTGGTCAAATGTTACAAGAAAAGCTTACTTCAATGCTAGAGCTAAACAATAATGCTTTTGCAGTGATTGTAAGAGATTCGAATGGTTTGGGACAAGCAATTTATCCAATTTCTTCTGCAACGTCCTTTGAAGGAATAATTGATAAGCAAGGGAATGTTTACGTTAGATTCTTTATGAGACAGGGAGATATCTATACCTTTAGATATTCAGATCTTATTCATTTACGTAAAGATTACACAGATAACGAGATTTTTGGAACACCTATAAATGAAACTATTTCTGCATTGATGGATGTAGTTGAAGCTTCTGATAAAGGAATCATTAAAGCTGTGCAAAATTCAAACGCAGTAAGGTGGTTACTCCAATACAATACGAGTTCTAGGCCAGAAGATGTAACGAAAGGCGCACAGGAATTTGCAAAAGCTTATCTAAGTACAGAATCTGAATCCTTTGGAGTAGCTGCTGTTGATGCTAAGGCAGAAGCCAAACAAGTACAGGTTAATCCTTATGTTCCCGGTAAAGATCAACTAGAAAATGTCACTGATAGAATTTATAGCTTGTTCAATATTAATAAAAATATTCTGCAAGCTAGTTATACCGAGAATCAATGGATTTCATTTTACGAATCTCAAATTGAACCAATACTTAAACAGCTGTCTGACCAATTTACTTTGAAACTATTTAATCCAAGGCAACGACAAATGGGTAATTCAATAATATTTGAATCAAGTTCAATGACCTTTGCATCCATGCAAACTAAGCTGTCTCTAGCTAAATTTGTTGAAGACGGAATTATGAATGCTAACGAGGTTAGAAGTTACTTCAATCTATCTCCAAGAGATGGTGGTGATGAGTATGTTCTTCGTAAGGATACTGAACGTGATTCAGAACATGACGACAACCAGAAGGGAGGTGGTATAGATGAAGAAACTACAAATTAATGGTGCAGTAGTATCAAATGATTACGGAATGATGTATGACTTTTTTGGAATGGATTATACAAGTCCAGCTAAGGTTCAAGATTTTTTGAACGAATCGGATACTGAAGATATTGAAATAGTAATTAATTCAGGAGGCGGGGATGTATTTGCTGGCTCAGAAATATACTCCATGCTTAAAGATTATTCAGGAAACGTAGACGTTAAAGTTTATGGAATAGCTGCAAGTTCTGCCAGTGTTATTGCAATGGGTGGGACTACTATCAAGATGTCTCCAACAGCTCAAATTATGATACACAATGTATCCAGCGGAGCTAATGGCGATTATCGTGATATGGATAAGATGTCAGAAATACTAAAAAACTGTAATGAATCACTTGCTAATTCGTACGTTCAAAAGACTGGAAAAACTAAAGAAGAAATCTTAAAAATGATGAATTCAGAAACCTGGTTGAGTGCAGATAAAGCAATTGAACAAGGATTTGCCGACGAAATGCTATTTGTCAGTGAGGAAGAACCAGTTTTATCAAATGATTTAAACAATGTTGTATCTCCAGAATCTTTAAACAAGTTTTTAAACTTGATTAATAAAACTAAAGATGAAGAGGACGATAAAGAAGAATCAGGTGATAAAGATACATCTAAGTCAGAAGAAGAAAATGATAAAAACAAACCTGAAAAAGATAAAGAAGAATCTACTTCTTCAGATGATGAAGATGACGATAAAAAGAAAGATAATCTTTCGAATTCATTAACTATTTTAAAATTGAAGGGAAAAATTTATGAATAAAACAGAATTTAATGAAAAATATGAATCATTGTTAAATGAAGCTCAAACAGCACTTAATAACAACGATTTAGAACAATCTGAAAAATTACAAGATCAAGCTAAAGATCTAGCACGAGAATTTGAAAATTCAGCTATCAATTTAGCAAATCAAAATAAATTAGAAGGAAATGAATCAATGGATAAATTAGAAAACGTATCACAAACAATTTCAGGGCAAGTAATTGAGAATAATAACCCCGAAGAAGCAAACTATACAAATGCTTGGGCAAAGAAACTGTTAGGACAAGATTTGACAGATTCAGAAGTATCAGTTTTTGAAAACACAAACCGTACATTTTTGAATGATGCATCATTTACACATACTACTCAAAATACACCAACTCTAATTCCAGATACTGTAGTGGCTGGAATTTGGAAACGTGCAGAAGAACAATATCCACTTTGGGCAGACATTCGAGGATTTGCTGTTACAGGTACTCTTACATTTAACAAACACACAGCAATTGAATCAGGAGATGCAGCATGGTATGACGAACCTACAGCCACTGTTGATGAAAAGAATACTTTTGCACAACTTAGATTAGATGGTAAAGAATTATCTAAATCAGTAACTGTTTCATGGAAAATGAAAAATATGGCAATTCCAGAATTCATTGGATTCTTAGAACAAGAACTTGCTGAACGTATTGGTGTAGCTCTTGGAGTTGCAGCATATACAGGTAATGGTGTTGATCAACCTAAAGGAATTAAAACAGCTCTTCTAGAAACAGATGAAGGTAAGAAACAAATTATTACTTATAAAGATGCTATGAAATATGCTGATGTAATCAAACAAATTTCTTCAATTCATTCATCATATACGCAAGGTTCAAATTTCTATGCAAATAATTCTACAATCTGGAATTCACTAGCAAATATCGTTGATGGAAATGGTCGTCCATACTTTATTCCAGATACAACTTCTGGTGGTGTAGGAAGATTATTTGGTTACACTGTTAAACCTGATGCAAGTATTCCTGATGGTGAAACTTTATTTGGTAATGCAAATGCAGGTTCAGTTAAAAACCAAAATGCACCACTATCTATTACAACTGAAACACACGCTAAAGAACGTGAAGATGATTATGTGGCATATACAATTGTAGATGCAGATGTATTAGATGAAAAAGCATTTGCCATTTTATCAACAGATACACCCAGTAAAACCTCAGCCAAGTAAGACTGCAACAAAGGTTGAGGTAACTAATACAACGGAAACAAAAGCAACTTTGAAGGGAGTTTAATATGACTAAGTTATTCGTAAATGGAAATTTAGAAAAAGATAACTTCTTAAAAGGTGAGGAATATGATTTTGAAGATTTCATGGGTGGTTCAACAAATGTTTATGAGCTAAAGGACGGAGAAGATGTAATTGATCGACAAGAATTCACTTTAAAAACTCCTCCAGCTAGATGGTTTTTGTGGTACGCAAAAGTTGATGGCGAAGATATAACAATGGAAGTTGGAACAGAATTTGTTAATTCAAATGAAACCACTCTAAAATTTTCTAAGAATATCGACGGCGCACAAGTAATGTTTGCCAGAGCGAAGTATGCTGCTCCAGAAGGAACAGGAATTCCGATTGAAAAGATTGAAAGTTTTAATGAATACTTTGCTAAAGATGGTAAACCAACAGACAAGTTGGTTGTTTTGGATAAAGGGGTTGAACTATTTTTCGACGATACACCTTCAATTCTTAATCCAACAATTTCAACTAAAGGCGCACCAATGTTACAAGTAGACTTTGCTTCTGAGTCAATGATCAATAAGAATCCCGGAGCAGGTGCTGCAATTGGTGCTACTAAGAAAATCATCATTAAAAATGTTTCTACAGAGGATATCTCAACATCAAAAGATTTTACTATCAATCTAGAATGGTCTTAAAGGTGGTGGTAATTTGCTTAACGAAGTAAAGCTAGCACTAAGGATATCTAAAGAAAACAATCAGTTTGACACTGAATTAACAGACCTTATTTCTGCTGCAAGGAATGACCTTATAACGGCAGGTGTTAAATCTGAAATAGCTAATAGTGATTCTAATATATTAGCCAAGCAAGCAATAATATTTTATTGTAAAGCAACTTTTGGATTTGATAATCAAGACGCTGGACGATTCAACAATTTATATATTGATAAAAAAAATACGTTGGCAATGTATGGTGGTGAAGCTGATGAGATATAACGAAGTCATTCAATTAATATCTGTTAGTTACGAAGTGGATGATCTCGGGAATAGAATTCCTATTTCTAATAAAAGAGAAGTTTTTTGTAACAAATTGGCGTTAGGAATAAACGAGTTTTCAAGCGCTGGTCAATTGGGATATAAACCAGATAAAGCATTTAAATTCTATTCATTTGAATATAAAAATGAGCAAGAGGCTATTTTTAAAAGAAAAAGATATCAAATATATAGAATTGCTGAAAATGGTGAATTTACCACAATCTACTGTCAGGAGGTAATTGCTGATGGCGGTAGATTTGACTAAAGAAATAACTCAAGCCCTTGAAGATTATAGTACTGAGGTGGAACGTGATTTAGAAGAATCTAAAAAGAAAGTTGCAAAGGAAGCTGTTCAAGAACTTAAATCAACATCTCCCAAAAGAAATAAGGGAGGCGGAGCATACGCTAAAAGTTGGGGAACTCAGAAACAGGGAACTGCAATAATTGTTAGAAATAAAAATCATTATCAAATCACTCACTTACTAGAATATGGGCACAAGAAAAGGAACGGTGGAAGCGTCAGAGCTTTTCCACATATTTCAATAGCAGAAGAACATGCGATAAACAATTTTGAAAAAACTGTAGAAAGTAAGTTGAAAAAATGAAATTACAAGATTTTTACAAGTTGCTAACTGCAGAAGTTGATTTGCCGATATCTTATTTTCAATTTAAAAAAGGTGAGTCACCTAGTTTACCTTATTTAATCTATTATCAAATATCAAACAATCCAACGTATGCAGATAACAAGAACTATTTTGATGATTCGGATGTAAATGTCGAATTATATACAAATAAAAAAGATTTAGTCAGTGAGAAAAAAATCACTGACTTTTTTTGTGCACACGATATTACATATCAATCGTTTGAAACATATATCGAAGACGAAAAAATGTATCAGGTGCTATATCAAATAACAATTTAAGGAGAACACAGTAAATGGTCGAAACATTGACAGAAAACAAAATACAATATGGTATTAAAAACGTGCACTGGCACAAAGTTACAGATACAGGAACAGAATTAAAAATTGATGCAGGACAACCTTGGGTAGGGGCAACAGAAATCGAATTAGACCCTAACGGAGATATGGTTAAAGTGTATGCAGATGATCAAGTTTATTACTCTGCATCAAATAACCAAGGATATGAAGGAAAATTAAGTATGTATAGTTTTCCATTAGAATTTGAAAAGTATGCTCTAGGTGCTGTTGTTGATGATAACGGAATTGTTAATGAATCAATTACATCTAAACCTCAAGCTGTTGCTCTAAGTTTTGAATTTGATGGCGATAAGAAGGCAACTAGACACGTTCTATACAACGTAAGTTTCTCTCGTCCAAAAATTCAATCAGAAACCAAGAATGAAAAAGCAGAACCAAAAGCACAAGAACTTGAATTTAATGCAAACCCTAATATTTATACAGGAAATGTTAAGGGAAAGACGTCTCCAACAACTCCAGTTGCAATATATGATGACTGGTTTAACACTGTTGGGATTGTTACAACAAAAACTGTAGCATCTAAATAATTTTAATAAAGCATACTCCCTTACTGGAGCGGTGGAGGTCGGAATAGAAGTCTATGAAAGTAGGCTTCTTTTTTTATATATAAATTAGGAGAATCCAATGGAAAAAACAATAACAGTAGATGGCAGAGAAATAATTTTGAAATCGATGGGAAACACAGCATTGATTTATGGAAGTCAATTTAATCATGACTTTTTTGCAGATTTAATGAAACTTGCAAATGTAATGCCTACTGACAAAAACGGTAAGGTAAAAGACCCTGAAAAGTGGACAGACGAAGATCTAGATAAACTTAATTTTACGCCTATATACAATTTTGTATGGGCAACTGCCAAAACAGCAGATAGTAAGATACCTGAACCAATGGAATGGTTTGGTACATTTGAAGAATTTCCAATAATGGAAATAATGCCAGAAATACAAGAACTTATGATGGTTTCTGTACAAGGAAAAAAAGGCTTGAAGACGAGTACCAAACAGACGAAGAGATAGATACAGCCTCGTTTTTAAACATGCTAAAAAGACTGCATCTATCAACTAAAGAGCTTGAAGATTTAACAATAGGTCAGATACAAGATTTTATCGTTGAATACGTCAAGTCAGAAGAAACTAAGAAAGAAAAAAATAGCAGAAAAGCTAATCAATCAGACTTTGATAATTTTTAAAGAAAGGAGAATGTAATGGCAGGAAGAATTAAAGGAATAACCATTGAAATCGATGGAAATACTAAAGGGCTAGACAAGGCACTTAGTAATGTTAACAGTGAAGCAAGACAAGCATCTTCTGAGTTAAGGGATGTTAATAGAATGCTCAAATTTGATCCATCGAGTATAGAACTAGTTGTTCAAAAGCAAAGTTTGCTTTCTAAACAAATACAGAACACTTCTGAAAAACTCCAAACCTTAAAAAATGCGCAATCACAAGTAGATGCGGAATTTAAGAAAGGAACTATCGGAGAAGAACAATACCGTGGATTTAAGAGAGAAATTGTTGAAACGGAAAATCAGCTAAAGGGTTATAAATCTCAACTTGAAAGCACTAAAAATTCAGAAGCTGGTTTGGCAAGTGCATTATCTAAAGCAGAAAATGAATTTGGGAAAAATTCTAAAGAAGCTAGTGAATTAAGAGCAAAGTTATCTTCTGTAAAATCTGAGATGGATAATGTGGGCAGGTCAGGGAATGGTATAAGTAGTGCAGGAGACCACTTTACAAAGTTAAAAAATAAAGTAGATGATTCCTCAGGTTCTGTTGGTAGATTTAAACAAGCATTTTCTTTTGGTACAGTTTTAAGTGCCGCACAATCGGTTTTTACAACATTGACTGGTGGAATAGGCAGCATTGTTTCCCAAGCAGTTGAATCAGAAGATGCTTTAAGCAAATTTAAATCAACTATGGAATTTGCAGGATTTAATGATTCTCAAATAAAAAAAGCTAGAATTTCAATGAAAGACTACGCTGATAAAACAGTGTACGATCTGGATACAGTTGCAAATACAACCGCTCAACTTGCATCCAATGGTGTTCCACATTTTACAGAATTAACACAAGCAGCAGGAAATTTAAATGCTGTTGCTGGTGGTAATGCTGACACATTTAAGTCAGTCTCTATGGTTCTTACTCAAACAGCTGGTGCGGGGAAATTAACAACTGAAAATTGGAATCAATTAGCTGACGCAATCCCGGGTGCTTCTGGTCCTATTCAAGAAGCTTTAAAAAAGAATGGTGCATTTACTGGCAATTTCAGAGATGCCATGGCTCAGGGTCAAATTACTTCTGATGAATTTAACCAAGCTCTTATGGAACTCGGAAATAAACCTGTTGCTGTTGAGGCAGCAAAGTCCACCGAAACATTTGAAGGAGCAATCGGTAACTTAGAAGCAAACGCTGTTTCTGGTGTTCAAAATATAATTGAAGCTTTTGGTTCTGGTAGTTTGACAAACGGAATCAATCAATTAAGTGATATTGTCACTAAAGCGTTAGATCAAGTCAAAAATTTAGTGAATTTTTTAAAGGATAATAAAGAAGCAGTCAAAATCTTTGCAGAAACTGTATTGATTTTGGTTGCTGCTTTTACAGCAATGAGTGCCATTAATTCTATAACTAGCACAGTTAAGGACTTCTTTAATTTAATATTGGATAATCCAATCGGTGCTATTATCGTAGTAATAGGCTTATTGGTTGCTGCTTTAGTATATTTCTTTACACAAACAAAAACTGGACAAGAGATTGTTAAGAACGTTGTAAAAGCTATCCAAGATGCTTGGCAGGGATTAAAAGATTTTTTAGATCCTTTATTTTCAGCGATTGGAGAAGTTGCTAAGAATATATGGAATGGAATAGTAGATACAGTTAAACCTGTTATAGAAGCAATTAAAGTAGCTTGGTCAGGACTAAAATCCGCAATAGAACCTATCATTCAAAGCATTGTTAATGTAATCAAAGCAATTTTTGATGGATTAAAACTATACTGGGATGTTTACTGGTCAGTATTTGGACCTATAGTCACAACGGTTTGGAATGTTATACAAACTGTTATAACTACAGTAATCAATGTGATAGTGATAATAATTCAAACTGCTTTAGGTATAATTTCTCAAATCTGGCAAGCTGGGTGGGCAGTACTTGGTCCAATAGTTAGTGCGGTTTTTACCATAATATCAACCGTAATAAGCACAGTCTTTAATGTAATTGCAGGAATAATAAGAACAATTATAGATGTAATAAAAGGAGACTGGAGTGGTGCATGGAATGAAATTAAAAATATTGTTACAACGGTTTGGAATGCAATAAAAACTGTTATTGATACAGTTATACATGTAATAGCATCAATCATAAGTTCAGAATGGAATTTAATTAAAGGAATAACTTCCACAATTTGGAATGGTATTAAAGCAGTCATAACAACAATATGGAATGGAATTAAGGCTGTTATTACTTCTGTAGTAAATGGAATAAAAACAGTTGTAACTGGTGTATGGAATGCAATTAAATCTGTTACATCTAGCGTATTTAATGCAGTTAAAGGTGTTGTTACTTCTATATGGAATGGTATTAAATCCGTAATTAACGGTGTTGTTAATGGTGTGAAAACTCTAGTAACAAACGGGTGGAATGGAGTTAAATCTATTACACAATCTGTATGGAGTGGTTTAAAAGCTTTAATGGTTAATCCAGTGGAAGCTGCAAAGAAAACAATCTCTGGAATTGTAGATGCAATTAAAGGATTCTTTAAAAACATGCATTTATCAATTCCTAAGATTCAAATGCCCCCAATGCCTCATTTTAGTATGAATGGTGGTTTTAGCTTCAATCCACCAAGTGTTCCATCAATTGGCGTTAAATGGTATGCCAAAGGTGCTATTTTTAAAAAGCCAGCATTATTTAATGGACCAACAGGTCTTTCTGGAGCTGGAGAAGCAGGACCAGAAGCAATGCTGCCATTAAACAAATCAACACTAGGAACTATCGGAGACAAAATTAGTAAGAACATGCAAAACTTTGCTCAACCTATAAATATCACGGTTAACGTAACCGGTGGAGACAATCCACAAGAATTAGGAAATACAGTAGCAGAAGCAATAGAAGCAAAGATGAGACAGATGTTCAACAGTGAATCAAGTGCATTTGGAGGTGGACACCTAGCATGATTAATGGAGATTTTTTAATAAACAATATACAAGGCATGCAGACATTGCATGCCTTTTTGAATACCTATCCTGATATTAAAATGCCAAAGAGAAAGAAGACTTTGCAATCAATTGACGGTGCTAGTTCATCAATAGTGTTGGACGAAAATTCTTATGAGAACAGAGATGTTAATTTAAGTATGACTGTTCAAGCTAATAGTGAACAGGAACGTGTAATGCGTCTGTCAGCACTGTATGCAGCGTTCGATACAGATAGTTATGTTGATTTTATCTATTATGGTGAACCTAACATGGTTTATAAAGTTACTAATGCTGATGTTGTTGAGCAAGATAGGGTAGTTAGAAATAGTTACTATACTGATGTAAAAATCAAACTATCTGCACAAGCGTTTAAGTATTACAAACCTGATGATTTAATTAATGTTTCAGCTGGTTCAACAGTCACTCTAAATAATAGATTTAATTATTCTTCTGCTCCGTTTATCACAGTATTAAAAGCAGGAACAGTTAACATAGGTATCAATTCAAAGACTTATACTTATTCGTTCACTGTACTTAATAAATGGAATATTCTTTGTGATGACACAGAGCAGTGGACAGACGGCGACTATGATATCAATCAAGAATTTCCAAAATTAAAACCGGGTATAAACACAATAACCTCCAACTTTGATTTACAAATACAACCAAGATGGAGGTTAATTTAATGAAACCAGCTTTATTTGCAAAAAAAGAAGATTACCCAAGTAGCGGATATGGAATTATTGCTGACGCTACTGATTGTAAAGTTCATGAAGTTTTAAATGGTGATTATACTTTCACTTTTAATTTACCCAGAACTTCAAGATTTTTTGAGTTAATAAAACCTGAATATATGATTTACGTTCCAGTCAATGGAACGTCTAAAGATTGGTTCTATATTAAGAGTACTGATGTTAAGAGTAGCCCAGATACTATGACTGTTACATGTAATCATGAAAGTATATTAGCTAACAACGGATACATGAAAGGTTCGCTATCAATAGATAGACTTTCTGTTCAAACGGCACTAAAGAGAATGACTGATTTGCTTGATTCAACAGGTAAGCAGTTCAAGTATCAAACAAGTATGGTGAGAAATATTGGGGATGTACATGTTACCTACACGAACATGAACCCTACTGAAATGATTATTGGTAATAGCAATTCTCTAGTTAATATTTTGGGTGGTCGAATTGAACGTAATGGACGAACAATTAATATTGCTGAAAAGTACACAGGTAGATCAATCGATCTAAGAAAAGGTAAAAACATTTCTGGTATTAGTATTCAGAAAAATATTGAATCAATTGTAACTTCAATTGTTCCGTACTATACCGAAAAAGAAATTAATACTACCGACCCTGATAAACCAACAACTCCAACTAATCCACCAGAGACAGGTTGGACAGTTACCTCTAATGAAGGTGTTGTTACTGTAACTAAATCACCCGGCGCAACCTGTTATTCAGACGCAAACCAACCTGAAAATAATAGATTAGTTGGTGTGGGAACACCTTGGTACACAGATCAAAAGAGAACTAAATCAGGTTCAACACAATACCGCATCGGAACTAACTGTTGGGTTAGTGCTGGAGATGTAACTTTTGCTGCACAGTCTAATGTAGTTAGTTATTCATCTGACAGTACACCCACTAAAGTAATGCGTGCAGTAGCAACTACGCCTAAGGAAGAAGAGAGAGTTTGGGGTGCAGAAGTATATTCACCAATGTACAAGAAGTACAAACTTCCTCATAGAAAAGTAGTTGATTACTCTTCGCGTGTAGATAATGATGCTGATTTATCAGAATTGGCACATCGTTATTTCTATGAAAACCCCGGTGTAGATGAACCTACTTACACAATTTCAATTGATACTGTGCCTACACAAAATGTAAGTATTCAAAATGCTCACATAGGAGATACAGCTAGAATCTATGATCCTGATTTCAAGATTGCTACTGAACAAATAATCTTTGAAAGAGAATTTGATTCTGATAAAGAGATTAATACATTAATCAAAGCTGGTACTTATCAACAGACCATTTTCAGATATCTTGATAATAGAATTAAAGAGAATGATCAGAAGATTGATGATACCAATGATCAAACCAATAATGCTATTGAAAATAATTCAAATGATATTAGTAATGTTCAAGATAATGTAGACACCTTGGGTGACGAAACCAACGATTGGCAAAAACGCCATGAGGAAGAAGAGAAAAGAATTCAAGCTGAACAAGATAGAATTGATAAAAAAGTAGATGATGCTCAAAGGGATTTATCTGATTTTATGAATTCTGGTGGTCAAAATGTTATTCAATTTCTACCTGATAGAGAAAATCCGACTCAATTAAAAGTTAAAACGGGTTATGGATATCTTCTTCTAGATGATCACGGAATAGGATTTCATAAATCAAATGGAACTGTAATTACTGGTATGTCATCAGATGGAAGATTCTATGCTGATGATATTTCAGCACAAACAATTACAGGTAAAACTATTGAAGGTGGAGTTATCAATGGTGCAAGAATAACTGGTGCTCAGATAACTGGTACTGAACAGATTAATCTTGGATCAGGTTCACGTAAGACTTCGTTAGCTTATTATGGTATTTCTACACCAAGTATTACTGTTGATGAAATTGATGGATTGAACTTTATGCAGGCTTCAAATATCACAGTAACGAATCAGCTGAGAGCAAGGTATCTAATTATTGAAAGTGGTGGAAATATTTCATCACCGAACGGAGCTTTGTATTTAACCGGTCCACTGTATGTAAACGGAAGACTAATAGCTAGTTAGGAGAACAATATGAAAAAACTAGATTTAAATGCCTTAACATCAGTTAAATCTGACAAGGTAATTGAAATATTTCAAGAGGAATATATGAGAGTACACAAACAAAATATTACTCTTGCAGCTCAAGTTGATAGACTACAGGAAATAATCACTATTCTTTTTAAAAATTCACCTGAATTATTTCCTGAAGAATTAGTAATAGAGGAGGAAGAAAATGTTAAAGACAAATAAAAATATTTACCTTAGTGGTACATCAAGCGATGGCGACATATTGCTATCGAATTTTAATGCTAATTTTGATGACACAGGTAGATTAACTATTACTGAAAATCCAGTTGCTGAAGATAAAACTGGAATTGCAGAAAAAGATTTTGAAGAATTTAGAAAGTTAGCACGTAAACAATCATCTGAAATATTGGGTGGTGAAGTTAAGAATGGCTAGTACACAAGAAATAACTTTAGAAATTAAAAAGGGTAAAACATATACTAATACTCCAGTAATATTCGGAGTAGGCGATACTAATGAAATAATTAAAGCGAATATCGTTCAAGACGGATTTCCTTATTCAGCAACAAAAGCAACGTTTAACGCACAAAAACCAGACGGCAAAGCGATTGCCAACGTTACAGCGTCAGTAAGTGGTTCTGTAGTTACTTTGACTATTCCTAGTGCATTGACCCAGCAATCGGGAATTATTCACAATGCTTATTTTTTGTTGAACGGAACTACTTCGACACAGAGATTTGATATTGCAATTCTTCCTGGTATTAATTTATCTGGAAATTCTGAGGACTATGTACCCGGTCTAGAAAACATTACTAAGATGTGGGAGCAAACAGTCAATTCTTGGGAAATGAGAATTACATCACTTCAAAATGATATAGCCAATATGGATATGTCTGATGAGTTGAAGAAACTTATGGATCAAGCTCTGGAAGACGCCAAGAAACAATACATGGCAACATTTAATAGTGCTGTTGATGAATTGAATAAAACTACTGCTGAAATGAAAGTTAAAGAATCAGAGGCAGTAGGATTAGGAAAAGAACTTGATAAAACTATTGTTGATTTAAACAAAAAAATTAATGATGTTAATGGTTTCTTAGACACACTTCAAAAACAAATCATTGCAACTAATGACGCATTTACTAAGGAAGAGCAAGCTAAAGTTGATGCTGCAATAGCCAATATGACTAAAAAGATTAATGATAGTCTTACAGCTAATACAACAACAATTAACAATGCTATTGCTAAAAATAACTCTGATATTTCAACAGCATTAACTAAGAACGATGCTGATATCAAAAAAGTAAATGATGATATTACAGCAAGTCAAAAGAACGTAAATGATTTGAATACTAAGTTAACCAATATCCAGACACAAGTTGCTGCTATTGATTTACCTCAATTCAAAAAGGATGTTGATACTGCAAACAAAAACGCCCAAGACGCTTTGGACAAAGCAAATCAGGCATTGAATGGTGCTAATAGTACACAGATAAATACTAGTATGGTAAATGATTACTTGGTTGATGTTGATAGTAAAATTTTGGATTCTGGAAAGAAACAGTTAGTTCCACCGACTGCAAAAATTTCTTTGGTTTCAGGGAAACTAGTGGTTGAAATAATTGACATAAATACAACATTACCGGACAAATACACAATTTATTACTCAGAAGACGGTGGGGCATGGAAAACATTTGACACGAAAGAAAAAACTGCTCAAATAGATATAAAAATACAAAAGAATGTTTATGTAAAATTAAGGGCAATTTGTACTGATACAACAGCAAATTCTAATTTTTCACCAGTTTATAAAGAAGGTGGAGAAACAGAGAATTTATTGATTAGTAATAAGAATACAACTTATAATTCAAATCCTCTAATTTATATGAATTCATATAAAACTATATCTAGTGCTTTAACAGCAAATATGAATGAAATAAGTAGTAGTCATTATAATTCTATTGCTAGCGCGTCCTTAAAAGATGGATTTGCAGAACTCACTGGAGTAAACGGTGATAATCAATTTTTATATTACAAAGTGAAGATTAAAAAATACCCCGCAACATTTACTGTATTTCTACCTGTTTCTGCTCCAACTTCTTGGCCAAAAAATAAAAATAGTTTTGAAAATGGCAAAGTTACACATCCTGCAATTATCTCTTTAAAGAACAATGTATCTAGTTACTTTAATTCGGATAATTGGAATGGAATATCATATAAATCATTAGGTAATGATATGTATTCTATTGATATACCAGATAATAGTAGTCCAATAGTTTCGGATGGGGATTTTATTTGGATTATATCAAATTATCAATCTACAACAGGAAATCCTAATGCTTGGGGAGTGTGGAAATCGCAAAATTCAATCTACTATAGAGAAAATGATTTAAATATTCCATTACTTCCAGAAGTAACTGATAGTTCTTCTAAAAAAAGATTATCTAATCAATTTGTTAAAAGAGATGAGCTAATTGCCTATGTTAATAAGAATGAAGTATCCGGAGTGGTTGGTTCATCATCTAGTTCTAGTGGTGGAGGTTCAAACGTTGATACATCTTCATTTGTAACTAAAACTGACTTAGAAACTAACTACATAAAGAAAACCGATGTGGAAGCAAACTACATCAAAAAAGCTGATATAGGAAGTTACATACCAGCTAATACGTTAACTACAGATGTGGTTTCGGCAATGATTTCACAAGGGTTATACGATATGTTAATGAATAAAAAAATTACTGCAAAAAATGGTTCAGGTGCAGATACTACTATTACACTTGATCAAATTGTGGCAATGAAGACAGCATTAGCTAACTACTTAAAAACAACTGATCTTAAGACAGAAGCTAACAAAGCTGGCTTTAGTGATGATTGGTATGGTAGTCAAGCACAATACGATGCACTTACTTCTAGATCTTCAACAACCAACTACAACATATGGGAGTGATGATATGCCAATAATGAATAATGGTAAGAAAACGGTTAACGTAAGGCAATATAACAGTTATGTTGCAAGTTCTATGAATGGTTCAAAAAAAATCTATACAGAAAGGATAAACTACCTTCCTTCTGGTACTGTAATCGCAAAAGACAATCTTTCAACTGGTGTTGTTCAAATGCGTTATAGAAATGTAAACAGAGATCTATTGGTTTATTTCAATAACAAATCACAAGTTGCTAATGATGGTTCTTATTTTAATTTTTCAGATTTAGCAAAGTTGCCATCTGGTTTTTCTACAAGTGGACCTACTAGGATTTCTATTGATGTGTTGAAATCAACGGGAAATTCAGGTATTAGTATTGGGCTAGACGCAAACTATGTTGTTAATTCTTGTCATTTTTACTATCAAGGTAATTATGATACAGGTGAACTGTACGGAAATGGAACTGGCGAATTAGGTGCATCATTAACAATACCTGGTAATATAGCTATGTCAGTTAAATTCAGACGTGGTAATTTCAATGTCTATACACCAGAGTTACGTGCCGATATAAGTAAGGTAGTTTTGGCTTAGATATGAAAAAAGTATTTTATAACTATAAGAAGAAATACATCTGGTTTTGGTTGTCGATTGCTACATTCAATTTGGCTGGATTTACTTCAACTGTTCCAAAGAGTTTTGATATATTACCAGACTATATTGGTGCATTAAAAGTAATTGATGATATGCCAATGGTTACGTTAGAAATAATCGTAGCAATTTTTACACTCTACACATCACTATTCCATATAAAAACAAAAGCAATAAAATCTATTCGAACTGCTTCAATGATGTTCGTTTGGGTTTTATTTTTTTTAGGTCTCATTTCTATTGATATAGCAACAGGGATATTTTCTTTAGGGTTGGGTTTCACTGTAGTGATTATTGGATTGATATTAGCCCACGCTTATATGGAGGGTGATTAATGGATTGGAAAAGTATATTACCCTCGCTAATTGCACTTGTTGGTGGTTATACAGGAGCAGCTTTCCAATTTAAAGGAATGACACGAGGTAGTGATGTCGATCTTTCGAAAGAGGTTAGGGAATCTGTAAAAGATTGGACAAAATTTCAAGACCAGTATTCTGGTATACAAAAACAGTTAACAAGTCTTGAAATTAAGTTAGCAACTCTTAGCAAAGAGAATATAAGTATAGTTGAAGAAAATAAAAAACTTATAGATAAAAACAAAGGGCTAGTTGAAGTTAACCAAACTCTAGTAGAAGAAAACAAAAAATTAGTTAAAAAGGTAACTGATTTAACAGATGCTTTCAATTTTTTAAATAAAAAACAAAAACGAGGTTAAAGATTTGAAAAAGAAAATGAATAGAATTTTCCTAGGACTAACATTGGTAGTTCTATTTTTTATGCAATCATCAACAGTTTTAGGTGCTAGAACTGATATGGTTGATGTATCTAATCACAACGGATATATGACAGTATCAAATTTCACAGATATGCGAAATAATTATGGTGTTAAGTCTGTAGTTACCAAAATATCAGAAGGAACGTATTACTCTGATTACACAGCAAGTAATAATATTGCTACTGCTCAACAAGCAGGACTGTATATTAACGGTTATCACTATGCCAAATATACTAATGAGACACAGGCTGTTGCAGAAGGAAACTATGCAGGCGCACAAGCTCAAAAAGCAGGTCTACCTGTAGGCGCTGTGCTAGTAGCAGATGTTGAAGATTCCTCACAATCAGGTGTAAGTAAATCTCAAATGAATGCTAACAATACTGCATTTATGAATACTGTCAAAGCATATGGTTATAGAACTGATGTCTATACTATGGGTTCATGGGTCGGTTCTAAGATGGATATATCAAATGGCACAGGCTGGATTGCATCTTATCCATACAATGCTAGTGATAAGAACTGGTATACCAATAACAACGCTTGGCAATGGGGAAGCACTTATACATTCACTGGATCATATGGTAATTTTGATGTTTCTCAATTGAACAATGATTTTTACACTGGAGGTCAACCCGCATTAGTTGATACTAATTCTACAATTAATAATATTGTTTCTGTTAAAGGAGATAAGTATGCTGCATACTCAACTGTTAAAGCAGATGGTTCTTTAAATTACGGAACTGATGTAGTTTCTGGTACAAATTGGGTATCAGGTGGAATTTATCAAATCAATGGTAAACCATACTTTGCTATCGGGTTAACCGAGTATCTGCCACAAAGTTCAACAACATTTAAAGATAAAGTAGTTATTAATTACAGATCTGACTATGGTGTTCTTGCTTATAATTCTAAAGGTGAAGTAATAAAAGATAGTAACAAACGCTTCACTGGTGGTACTGAATGGAAAACAGAAGATAAGTTAGTTCACATTAAAAATATTGGTTGGTCATATAAAGTGGCTACCGATGAATATATCCCTGTAACTTACATGCAAGGTTCAGGATATACCGGCGAATAAATAATATTAAGGAGGTAAATACACATGAGTTGGGAAGAATACATTAAAGCTGGAATGTAATACGTAATTTAATATTGATAAGTTGTTAGATGCAAAAAAAGAACCTCTACCTTAATTGGTAGGGGCTTTTTATTTTATCTAATAATAGTTATAATTTAAGTATTAATTTAAGTAAGGAACTTTGAGTTTAATGAATTATAGAAATTTTGCTAAATTTATAATAATATACAGTATTTTGTATTATTTTATTTTTGTTCTATTAAGTGAAAATGCAGTAATAGAAATTTCAAATATATTATTTGAATTAGGAACATATATAAATATTGAAAGAACTTTAATCATTATATATATAATTATTTTTACGGTATATCTAATATATGGTCTTTGGACAAATAAATTTTATAATTATTCAATTTATTCGGAAGAAAATATTAAATTATTAGGTAAAACTTTTTTATACTTCATGTTCCTAGAGGTTTTTATTTTAGTTATGTATGTAGGAATATCTGAAAATTCAATTATTACTGAAAAAATAACCATTACTTTAGGAATTATTATTTTATTATGGAGAGTTACAGAATATCTAAAGAGTCATGATATAAGGGAAAGTTTATTAATAAAAAATATATTAGTAATTTTGCCAATAATCTTTTCAATTGTTGCACTGGTTGTTAGCATTTTAACTTTTATTTATAAATAAATTTAATTTAATTGCTTTGCACACATTTTGCACAAAAAAGAAATATAGGTTGATAATACAATACTTTCAAATCCTGTATCTTCCTTAATCAGAAAGTTCATATACCTGTAAATGGTATATGGGCTTTTTTATTACAAAAATTATTACAAATTAAATTAATATGATAATAAAAATTAAAATATAATTAATAACAAATATATATTATGAAAAAATTTAATTTTTTGCATAAATACTGTTAAATTAGCGATTATATTGTGGTAATATAACATCAACATAAAAAGAAACATCTGAATTTATTAAAAAAACTGATATAAATTTTAATTTTTATGGCAGAAAAGTGAAATTTATTTTTTGAAAACAGAATATATTGATGTTATTTTTGTGAATCTGTGAGCAAAAAGGTGGGGTTCCTTATGGGCTGGGTTTTTATTGGATTCATAATTTTATTACTCTTTTGCATTGGGGTGCTAATAAATAAGAGTGGAAAAGAATCGCAGTTGATCTATCAAGATCGTAAGAAAGCTATAAAGAAGAAAAGATTCGAATACAGACTTCCTAAGTCACAATTAGTTATATTTCCTATAGGGGAAAAAATAATAGATATAACTACATTTATCTTTATAGTTGGATGTTTAATATATCAAGTAATTAAGCTGTCTCGTGGATATTCATGGACTGGACCTTTTATTATAATTTCCTTTGGATGGATGGCATTTATCATTCTTTCTGCATGTTTGAACGTGGAGTACAAAGGTAATATACCAGACTTAAAAAAAGTGGTTATTATTCCCGTATATAATGAAGATCCAAAAATTGTTTCTGAAGTTTTAGATAGTATTATAAATCAGACCGTTCCTGTAGATTACATCGCTGTAATGGAAGATGGTTCTGATTTACAAAATAACGTTTCTGAATTAGTTAAGAAAAAGGCCCGTGAAGCTAACGTTAATATTTACTACAAATATATTGAAAATTCAGGTAAACGTGTAGCACAGTCACACGCATTTAAGCGTTTTATGGACTATGCAGATGTATTTATTACTATAGATAGTGACACTATCCTAAAAGAAGATGCAATTGAAAAGGGGATTCTACCATTTAACGATGACCGTGTAATGTCAGTTGGTGGAACATTATTGAATTACAATAGTACTAATTTTTTAACTAAGGTTACTGGACTAGGATTTGTCTCGTCATTTACAAATGGACGTTCAGCTTGGTCTAAATGGAAGGCAGTAGCAGTTAATTGTGGAGGCCTAGCATTCTATCGAAAAGATGTAATTAATCAATTTTTAGATGATTATTTAAATCAAGAAATATTTGGAGAAAAAGTCAATTTTGGTGATGATCGCATGCTTACTCAATATGCATCACTATTAGGAGATACAGTCTTTCAAGAGTCATCAATTGGCTATACAATGTTACCTGAAAAGTTTAGTCATTTGACTCGTCAACGTGTTAGATGGTGGAAAAGCTTCTGGTGGGGCGGAGTCTGGTTATTAAAAAATCAGAAAATTTCTGAACCTGTCTGGTGGTTAACACTTACGCAGTATATTTCTTTTGTTCTTTATTCTGTAATTTTGCCTTTTGTTTTGATTATATTTCCAGTTTTAAATCAAAAGATACCTTTTGAAGTAGTATTTTACGTAATTATTTTATCTTATGTAAGAAGTATTAGAACTTTAAAAACTAATCCTTTGAATATGACTAAAACTAGACAATTTTTAGAATTTTTAATATTGGCACCATTGAGCACAATCATAAACTTTTATTTATGTTCAATGCTTCAAGTATATTCACTCTTAACACTAAGACAGTCAAAAAATTGGGGAACTCGTCAAAGTGTCGAACTAACTTTAGATCAAAATGGGGGAAATTAA